TGCTCAACTTAAGGGAATGTATGAACAAGGATTTTCCCATAGGGAATCCTACCTTAATAGGGCTAGAGAGTGTGCTAAACTAACGATACCAACCTTACTAAGAGATCAAGGATCAAACTGGGCTACTACTTTTCCAACCCCATATCAAAGTATAGGAGCAAGAGGTGTTAATCATTTAGCAAGTAAACTTTTGTTGACTCTTCTCCCACCAAACGCACCATTCTTTAGACTAACTATAGATGACTTTGATATTGCAGAGTTAGTTGGGGAAGACCAGAGGGGAGCAGTTGAAGAAGGTTTTGCAAAGATTGAACGCTCCGCTATGAACCAGATTGAAACTGAAGCCTATCGTGTTCCTGTATTTGAAGCACTAAAACATTTAATTGTAACTGGTAATTGTTTGTTGTACCTTCCTGAAGAGGGTGGTATGCGTGTGTTCCACTTGGATAGGTTCGTTTGTAAGCGTGATCCAATGGGGAATCTCCTTTACATAATAACTAAAGAATCATTAGATGCGAAAACTATACCAGAAGATGCAAGAATAGCTCTAGGGCTTCCTTCACCACAGGAGCTTTCCCCTGAGTCTCCTGACAAGCCCTATGAGCTATACACTTATGTATGTAATAAAGGTAAGTACTGGCACATACATCAAGAAATAGGATCTACTGTTATCCCCGAATCCTTCGGCAAATTTCCTATTGATAAGAACCCCTTCATTGCACTCCGCTTCAGCAGAGTTGATGGAGAGTCTTATGGTCGAGGATTAGTAGAAGAATACCTTGGGGATATTAAGTCGCTTGAAGCTCTATCTAAAGCTATTGTTGAAGGTGCTGCGGCAGCCTCCAAAGTTTTATTCTTAGTCAGACCTAATGGTACCACTAGGATAAAAACGATAGCTGATGCACCAAGCGGTGCTATAGTGCAAGGCGATTCAAATGATGTATCCACATTGCAAGTCGATAAGTTTAATGACTTTAGAATTGCACAGGATATGTTAAGAGACATACAAGAAAGGTTAGCTGCGGCTTTCCTTCTTAATTCCTCTGTTCAAAGGAATGCTGAAAGAGTGACAGCAGAAGAAATACGTTTCATGGCACAAGAACTAGAGGGTGCTCTAGGCGGTGTCTACTCTGTTCTCTCTCAAGAGTTTCAGCTACCACTAATTAATATTCTTCTTGGTAAAATGGTTAAGCAAAAGAAGATGCCTAAGTTTCCAAAGGAAGCAGTCAAACCACAGATTGTAACTGGTATGGAAGCACTAGGTCGTGGTCAAGACTTAAACAAACTATCTCAATTCTTAGAGTATCTAGCTCCATTAGGGCCAGAAGTGTTGTCACAGAAATTAAACATTGATGACTACATGGATAGACTAGGTGCATCTCTTGGTATTGACACAGGTGGTTTGATTAAGACTGATGAACAGATTCAACAGGAACAAGCAGAAGCCCAACAAGCACAACAAGAACAGATGCAACAAGCTCAACAAGCACAGATGCAAGCTGATGTTGTTAAAGGAGCAACGCCAAATATGGTCAAAGGTATGAACGACCAGATGGCTAACAATCCTGAGATGGCACAACAGATGCAAGAAGCTATGGCACAACAGATGGGTAATGCATAATTAACACACACTAAGAAGGAAACAAAATGACAGAAGAAGTTCAAACATATGAAGGAGAAGGTACAAATCAAGTAGGCTCACCAGAACATGTGCATAACATGTTTGCTAAGATGGAAGAGACTATACAACCTAGTGACCAATCAGAAGAACTATATGTCAGAGATGATGAAAGACCTGAGTGGCTACCTGAAAAGTTTGGTTCTCCTAAAGAGTTAGCGCAAGCATACAAACAATTAGAACAACAATTTCACTCAACAAATGAGGAAAGTCAGCTAACTGGTGAGCAAGAAAGATTTCAGAAAGAAGATGCACCAGAAATAATGAACACTACCCCATCTCAAGTTCATAAACTACTTGATGATAAAGGATTAGACTTTAGTGTGTTTCAAAATGAATACAATGAGACAGGTTCTCTATCTCAAGAAGCAATAAAAGCTCTTGATGAGCAGGGAATATCCGAACAGATGGTTTCCACTTGGTTAAAAGGTCAAGAGGCCGTAGCTGAACAAGCTGTTGAACACTTATATAATGAGGTGGGTGGAGAACAGAACTATAACCTGATGATGGATTGGGCTTCCGATAACCTACAACCTTGGGAAGTTGAAGCCTACAATAAACAAATTGAAAACCTAGATGCAAATACTAACTTTGCTGTACTAGGTATGCAAGCTCGTTATCAGAATTCGGTAGGTATGCTACCAAACCTAATGTCTGGTGATGTGGGAGAGGACATAGCTCCTCGCTTTGAATCACTAGCAGAACTTACTTCGGCAATGAGCGATCCGAAGTATGAGAAAGACCCAGCTTATCGTGCACGTGTTGCACAGAAGTTGCGTTTTTCAAGTGTGCTCTAACAAAGAAACAAAGGAAGACCAAAAAGTAAGACGTAGCCCTATGCGTAGGACAACTCTGTACCGAACTTTGTGAGACCAAGATTTCTGAGTTATTAATCAATAACCCTTAATCTAAGGAAAAACAATATGGCAGAAAATTACACCGCAATTCATAGGTCTGGTGTGGATAATGCAACGACTGGATCTACTGGTCAAGGTCGTGCATTATTCCTAAAGTTGTACGCAGGAGAAGTGCTTACAGCATTCCAATCTAAGAATATCATGATGCCTTTGCATCGTGTGCGAACAATATCAAAAGGCAAGTCGGCCTCGTTTCCGATGACAGGTAAGTATCGTGATGCTTCTTACCACACACCGGGAGCCGAGATAGTACCAACTGCTGCTAAGCAAGGTGAGAGAATCGTTTCGATTGATGACCTGCTAGTTAATGCTCAGTTCATTCCGAACATTGACGATGCAATGTCTCATTATGACATACGTTCTATCTACACCCAAGAGGCAGGATTTGGTCTCGGCAAAGTTGCTGATCAAAATATCTTGAGGCTCGCAATTAAAGGTGCTTTGTGTGAATCGTCAGCAATGGCGGCTCTTACCGCAGGTGCACCAATGATTCAAGAGTACTCAGCATTTGCAGATGAAGACTTTACCCAGAATGTTGTCATTGGGGCAACTGCTGGAGCGGCTACGGATATAGCTGCATCTCGTGATCCTAAAGCAATAGCTCAAGCGATCATGGATGCAAAGCGTATCTTAATGAATGCAGATGTACCCGGAGAACCTTTTGTTGTTTTAAACAATGATACATATTTCGATATGTTCAAGGTTTCTGGAACAAGTAACCTTAATGACCTAGCAATATTCAACCGGGATCTCGGTGGGACTGGTAGCGTTGCAACAGGACAAGTACCTACAATTTTAGGTATGCCTGTGTACGTAACTAACCACTTAGGTTCGTTTAGTGTTGGAACTAATGTTTGGAATTCGTCTTTATGGACGATTGCAAGTAACGTAGGTCAACATAAGACATCACCAAATCCAGCATGGGGTTCAGATCAACCTCTATTGGGTGAGTCTTATCGTACTACTCAGTATGACACAGGTAGTACAGACCATGCAGCGTGGTCTACAGAAGTTACTAACAATAATGCTACTGCCGGAACAAGAATCACGGCACGAATATCCGCTGTTGCACAGCGTGTTATTGGGTTAGTAATGACTATGGACACAGTTGCTACTGTTAAGTTAATGGATCTTTCAGTTGAATCGGAATACCAAATCAACAGACAAGGTACGTTAATGGTGTCTAAATACGCAATGGGTCACAACGTGTTGAGACCTGCAACTGCGGTTGCTTTGATTCAAGGTTTGTAGAGTCAAGGTAATTCTTTTAGGGAGTATCCTTTAACGAGGGTGCTCCCTTTTTTTTACTACATTAGAAAGGTAACATGAGTCTAAATAGAATGACTGAACTAGAGGCAGTCAATACCATGTTGGTAACGATTGGAGAACAGCCAGTTTCTAGTTTAGATAACTTAGCGGGCCTTCAAGATGCCAGTATTGCCAAACAGATACTATCTAACATCTCACGTGCAGTACAATCTAAAGGGTGGGTATTCAATTTAGATTTACAAGTTACATATACACCAGATGCAAATGGGGAAATTAATTTAGGAGCAAATGTTTTACGAATTGATACAACAACTAAAGTCAGAAGTACAACTAAAGACATAGTTGAACGAGGTGGTAAACTGTATGACAGAGAGAAGAACACAAGTATATTCACAGATACAGTAAAGGTAGATAGAGTAATTGTTTTAAACTTTGATGACTTACCAGAGGTTGCACGAAGATACATAGCAATTAGATCTGCTCGTGTGTTCCACGACAGGGTAGTGGGATCAGGTGAGTTACATGATTTCTTTCGTGAGGATGAACAAGTGGCATGGCAGGAGCTTTTAGAGTATGAAGGAGAGGTAGGAGACTACACCATCTTTGATGACTATGATGTATACAGGATAATAGAGAGAGACACAGGTAAGTCACGACAAACCACAACACCAACAACATAAAATGGCATTAATTTCAGGAACAATTCCTAGTTTAATCAATGGAGTCTCACAGCAACCAGCAACACTTAGGTTGCCAACACAGGGTGAGCTACAAGAGAATGGATTGTCTCACATTGCAAGAGGGTTAGAGAAGAGACCATGTACTGAGCATGTAAAGACCATTGCTGGTGTAACATCAAACAATAGTAACGATGTGTTTATCCACACCATTAGGAGAAGTGAGGATGAGGCATATGCTTTGATTGTGAAAGGAACGGACAAAACTCCAGAACCCTTAGTTAAGCTGATTGATTTAACAGGTTATGCAACTGGTACTGCTGGTAATGAGGTGTACATAAAAAGAGATTCACTTTCACAATTCCCTCTTACTTTTACTGCCGCTACATCTGACGTAATAACCACAAGTGAAGCTCATGGATTAATCATTAATGATACTGTACGCCTCACTACGACAGTGACTCTCCCTGCTGGTCTATCTCTAGCTACAAATTACTATGTAAAAACAACTCCCCTCACTACTACACTTACCTTAACTGCCACTAAAGATGGTACAACTGCAATAGATATAACAGGTACAGGTTCAGGCACACACACTATGTCAACTAACATAACCGAATCTGATGTACTTAGTGCTTCTGTTAATACAAATGTGAGAAACTACTTAGGTAACTTTGATGACACCACTAATCCATTTGAACCTAGTAAACTCTCTGCCACCACCATTGCTGACTTCACCTTTCTACTGAATAAGACTGTGGTAGTAGAGCAGTCTTCTGCTGATGCAGCCGACAGAGACTATGAAGCACTAATCTACTTTAAGATAGGAGACTTTGGTGCTGACTACAAGGTGGAGATTAAGGAATATAATGTTGATGCTGATGGGGAAGCTGATATGGAAGTGAGAGTTTCTGGTCACCCAGATTTTGTGTCAAAAGGAGCAAACCCTTTACAAACACTAACAGCTACCTATAAAACTCCCGACAACAAGACTAAGAGTAGAAGTGGGACTGATAACACCGAGACAATAAATAATCAAGCTGCTGTAATAGTAAGTAATATAGCTTATAACTTATGGGATGGGAGTGTGGGTGGTAAAACTGATGCAGTTATACTATTGAAAGCACCCGCTACAAGTCCTCCTGCTGGTGTGAGTGTTAATGATGCATACGTTGCTACTGCTGGTGGAACAGTCTTATATAGCGGTACAACAGGAGTTATTGATGAGGGAGAATACTCTCATGTACTAGCTGCTAGTGGGTTAAAAGCGTTAGGCACTACTCATGGAACCTTCACTACTACATATGTTGAAGGCGAGAGTCTCATACACATTAGTAACAACAAGTATCCTTTTACAGTAGAGGTTACAGATGGTAAGGGTGATGCATACATGAGAGCAATTAATGGGAGTGATGAAGTAGCACAGTTTGGATACCTACCCGGATCTGGACTACCCTCTCCACAAGCAGACGGATTTGTTGCAAAAATATCTGGAGATAAATCCACAGGACAAGATGACTACTATGTTAAGTGGGAAGGTAATGTATGGAAAGAAACAATTAGACCTGTGTATCCCGGTGGGACTACAGGACATACACATGCAACAGTTAAGAAGAATGCAAGGACTAGTTTTAATGTAGCAACAATGCCTGTTAATCTCTACAAGGCTTTTGGTACAGTTGATGGTACGGCTGATTCAATATACTTTATCCTCTCCACAGTTGATTGGTCATCTCGTACTGTGGGAGATCTTGGAACAAATCCATTTCCTTCATTCGCAAACTACACATTAAGTAACCCACCTGTAGATGCAACTGATGCAACCTACACAATCAACGACATATTCTTTCACAGGAATCGTTTAGGCTTTGTGTCAGATGAGAACGTGATACTGTCTGAGGCAGGAGAGTACTTTAATTTCTGGCACAATACTGTGCTATCCGTTTTGGATACAGCAGTTATTGATGTGGCAGTTAGTAATAACCAAGTTGCCATACTTAAATCTGCTATTCCCTTTCAGGAGAACCTTGTATTGTTCTCAGATCTCCAGCAGTTCAAACTAACTTCAGACTCCTTCCTTACCCCTACCTCAGTAGTTGTTGACGTTGCAACGAACTTTGAGACCTCTACGGACACAAAGCCTGTACCAGCAGGTAAAACAATCTTCTTCCCATTTCAACGTGGGTCATACTCAGGTATACGTGAGTACTTCATTGATGTAGCATCTGAAACAAATGATGCAAATGAGGTAACAGCACATGTACCAGAGTACATAGAGGGTACAGTTAAAAAGATGGCGGTGTCCACTAATGAAGAGGTACTACTTATATTGTCTGATACTGACCGAAGGGAACTAATAGTTTATAAGTACTACTATAATGATAAAGAGAAGCTACAGTCTGCATGGTCTAAGTGGAAGTTTGATGCAGAGATAATTGATGTGGAGTTCATTGGCTCCATAGCATTTATCCTATTCAGACGAGGTAATGGGAGTAATGATCCAGTTTATCTGGAGAAACTAAACCTATCCGTAGATAGTGCAACTGCTGTACTTGATGACAAGATTGGAGTTAGGTTAGACAGAAGGGTTAAGCTGGAATGGGATGGGGTGAGTGTGGGAACAATCCCAACTGTACCCTACTCAGATGAAGACTATGATAAACTAACAACAACTACAGTACAAGTTAGTGGTAGTGGTCAGTTTGGATCTAACTTAAAACTTAAGAACCTTAATACAACAGGTAACTTTGCTCCAAGGATAGGACAAACATTCTCTGCCGCTTCAGTAAGTGGTATAAAGTACAAAGTAATTAGTACTGAAGCACTTGCTAGTGATAACACATGTACCATAAAGATAACCCCATCAATAGCTGAAACTGCTAAGTGGGATGATGGTAAGATTCTCACCTTTGATGAAAGAGAACTAGAATACATAGTTGAAACTGGTGAAAAGATAACATCAAGTCAGTTATCAGGTGTATTACAAAATGGAACTCAACTATCTAACTCAAGGGACAACAGTACTCCTGTTGTTTATGTAGGTGTACCATACGACTTCAGGTACCAGTTCTCACAACAGTTTGTTAAGAGTAATGATAACTCAATTAACTCAGGTAGATTACAACTTAGGAACTTTGAGATCTCTTATGATAAAACTGGAGCATTTACAGTAGAGGTTTCACCCAGACCTTTTGACGCACTCTACAGAGATGTCAACATACGAGAATTCACAGGAGTTATTGTGGGTACATCTTTACTAGGTCAGAAACAACTGGAAACAGGAGTGTTCAGGGTACCTGTGTACTGCAATTCAAAGGATGTCAAGATAACAGTTAATAGTAAATCTTGGTATCCACTTGCTTTACAGTCTGCTGATTGGGAAGCACTTCAAGTACTGAGAAACCAAAGAGTTTAATGGTATACAAGGTAAGAAAGACTATTAGGAATGACTGCTTAGTCTTGTCCAAGAAGATGAGACAGGCAGACAAAGATGAGATATGGAGTTCAGGAAGATTCAAACCTCTTGAAGCATTAATGGAGGGGTACAACCTATCTAAAGATAACTGTTATACTTTATTATTAGATATGGATATTGTTGGTATATTTGGAGTAAACAGAATAGATAATAAATCTGGAATAGTATGGTTAATGGGATCTGACAATCTAACCAAATATAAAAAAGAATTTTATAAAGTATCAAAAGAGTATCTTGAGTTATTTCTTAAAGAGTTTAAAACTGTGTTTAATTATGTTGATGAAAGAAATAAGACTACAACAAAGTGGTTAAAGAAATTAGGATTTTCTTTTATTGGAAGGGAACCAGAATTTGGGGTGGATAAAATTCCATTTATTTTATTTTTAAAGGAGAGAAATTATGTGTGATCCAGTATCCATAGGATTTATGGCAATGTCTATGATGCAGCAACAGCAAGCTCAACAAGCACAAGATGCACAAGTTAGTGCTGCAAATGCCGCAGCTAATCAGAATGCCGTAATAGCAGGTGAAGCATACCAGCATGATATGGCTTCAGCTTATTCAGAAGAAATAAACATAGAGAAAGAAGGATACAAAAGTGCCGAAGATGCCGCTAGTGCAAAGTTGGATATGCTTGTAATGGCAAGAGAAGATCAGGCTCGACTACAATCACAGAACTTTGAAACAATAGGTGGAGGACAGACTGCTGATGCTATCATGGGTAATCTTAGGAGACACATTGCTAATAACACAAGAGATCTAGAGGATAACTTCCAAAGAGGAGTAACTTCTAGGAGACAAGAAAGAGGAGGTATTACCAGAGACAGGATTAGTAGACGAATGCAATATAAGAGTGCTCTGATGAGTATGCCTACACAAGCGTATGCTTCCGCAAATGAGAGAGCATTAAATATGGCAGGGGCTGGTGTCAAAGGTTACGCTGGTTACAAGAGTTATACTAAAGTAACTCCAGCCGCAGACGCACCAAAATCCCACGCTTAAGGAAATAATATTATGGCTTCAAAAGCAGAACTACTAGCTTCAGCTAGAAAGAAAAGAGACCCAAATAAAATATTCCGTAGAGGTAGAGGTACAAACACAAATGTACGCCAAGTTTCTGCCGACAGGAATGCTGGAAGAGAAGCAAAAGCGGTGTCCGACTTCTTAGGTACAATGTTAAAGTTTGCACCCGGAGTTATGGATGCTCATAATAAAGAGACAAACGAAGAAAACAAAAAGCTAGTTGCAAAGGGTGAAGCAACCTACAAAAATGCAACCCCCGATCAAAGGAAACAGTTTCGAGACAATGTAAGAAATGGGACAATATCAGGAGGAGAGAGTCCCTACTTTAGAGAGGGGTTAAGAAGATCACATGCCGATGCAGAAGCATTAGAGTATGGAAATTCAGTTATGCTTGCTTGGGAAAGTAGTGAAGCAAAGAATAGTGCAGATCCAGAAGCCTTTAACAACTTTGTAGATGAGTTCCAGCATAAGGCAGAAGGCCCACCGGGAATGAATCGCTCATGGAAAGAACGTATAGATGAGCTAGGTGACCATGTTGCTAATGAAGAGTTCTGGCCTAAAGCAGATGCAATTAAAAGACAACTATCGCAGAGGCACTCAGATCATCAGAGAAATGAGTACAATAAAAAGGCTCAAGATATAAAGAATTCTTCTGAACGAGTAAAATATGATAATGGAGCTCTTGAAGATTCAATGGCTGACTCTCTTGAAGCGGTACTACTAGATGAGTATGTACAAGATGAACACCTTAGTACCCATATAAATGTACTAAAGGACTCAAAGAACAGACTGTCAAAGAGGGGAAATTTAAAATCTCAGTTTATAGCAAATGCTTTAGGTAGTGGAAAAAATATGAAGGAGGCACGAGTAGCATGGAATACAAAGAAACATAGTTTAAATGTTACAGTTAATAATCTCTCTTTAGAAACTATTGGACAAGCACCTGAGAATGTATTTACTATAGCTGCATTTAAGAAAGAAGCAAAAGAAACACAAAAGGATCAGAGTGCTTATCAAGTTGCAATGCATAAGATTAAAAAGAAAGGTGGTGCTAGCAACTCTTTCTCTGAATTAGCGGTATCAGGAATAGATAAATCTTATAAAAGTGGGGGTGGAAATAATCCACCTTGGCATGTAGAATCTACCAAAGTTGTAGCTTTCGTATCTCCAGTAGAAGAGGCAGAAACAGAAGAGTTAGGACTAGACGAGTTCCCCGCACACTCTCCTTCTCTTTCACACACGCAATCTTCTCAAATACCTATGTCTTTCTTTCAATCTAAAGAAACAGCAGGAGAGTACGCAACAAGAACTGGAGAAGGATCGAAAGGAATAGTAGGGACAGACCAACGTGCTCCTAGCTTGTCTCCATCTCTTGCTCATGAACAGTCTCCCCAAGTAGCACTAACACAACAAGAAGTAGATATGGAGATAGCTGTAGCTAAAGGAGATCCCCCTGCTGAAGATCAAGTTGCCTCTGTCGGAATAGAGGCTTCTGTAGTACAACCTATACTCCCACAAAAAGAATCAGTACAAACAGCAATGAGGAACGCTATAGAGGGGATTGTACCCGAAAGAACCAGCTATGGTCTTGTGGCCTACAAGACAGAAGATGAAGCTCAGAGAATGGTGGATAATATTCGGGATGGTGTTGTTGGAGATAAAACTGGTGATTGGGATTTTGTTATTAATAAAGTAGGAAAGGTGTATCAAGTACAAACTCAAGGTGGTGCTACTATGACAGACAAACATAAGAGTGCTTTCTTTGATAAGTTAGCTTCTGAGTACCCCGGAGAAATGGGTAATCTAAAAGCAGGTACTAAAGATAAAGATTATGTACAAATAATACCAGCTAAGAAAGGAATATAAGTGGAAGCAGATCTACAAAGAGAAGGACGGATTAATGTGACACCGAAAAGAACTCAGTCACGACCCTCTAAATTAGAAAACGAAGAACGTAATTCCTTATCACAGGTACTCAATAATGAGCGTATAGCTGGTAATGTTGTAACAAACTTTCTCGATGACATTAACACTAGTAACGAGGAGTCTATTGATGAAGGACATGCACCCTCTTGGGTGGTTGAGAAGTCTGCTAGAAACATTGCTGATAAAGCATTGACAACTGGAAATAAGAACTGGTTAGACATGATTGGTAAAGTGGATACATATGGAGGTGGTAACTATGCACAGACACAAAAAGGACGGAAGATAATTCGTGACACAATAACTTCAATAGATACCGCAGCAAATACACGAGAAAGTAAAGAGTATCAAAAGAGGACAAGAGTCCGAGCAGATTTGAAAGAAGAGTTCAAGATTGGATTTAATCAGGTTTTAGGTATGCCTGAAGGAGAAAACAAAGAAAAACTAATTAAAGCAGCAAAGGCAGATGCTTTCAACAAAGGGTTTAGTGATGTTTACCAAACTGTTTACCATAACTACGATTTAATTAATAAGAGAGAAGGGTTACCTGTAACATTAGACGATAAGAAAATGATACCTAAAGCTCTTGAGTGGGTAAATGAGTCGGGAAACTTTGCAACTCCTGAAGTAATGAGTGCTAGATTTATAACATACTTAGCAGAAAGAAATATACATATAGGAGAGAACCAGCAAAGTAAACTAGATAAACTGTTTAAGGCGTACACCCCCCTAGAAGGTATTAATGAGTACAAAGAGTTAGAGACTTCAATAGATAAATTTGGAGAAGACTACATTAAAGAGCTAGGTGTGAATGCTGAGTGGGAACCAGCAGAAGTGAGACCCGTAATAGCAACTCA